TCGAGTGTGCTTATCTCACTCTAGATCTCAAGCAGGTCTTCATCGACCAGCAAGACATCAGTCGGGATCTGTACTCGTGGTAAATCACTTACCACTACGTACAAATCCCTAACCAAGACCTTGGCCCCAGCGGGCACTTCGGTCTTGAATTCGATAACGATACGATGCGTCCTCGCAAAGGTATCGAAATCTAAATCGGAAGGTGGTTCGAATTGCCAACCTCTCGGTTGGTCCTTCAGGAAACCCTTCCTAGACAGGGCATTCGGACCCTCGGGGTTACTCACCCTATAGTCCTCCACAATCCCTATCCAACCATTCGAACTCATCGAGTTCATGCGGTTGATAATCGTTAAAAGGGTCAAATTCTGACCCATTAACTGAGGGAAAGTGGTCGTGAAGTCGACACTAAGGTACTTCACTGCCTCTGTACCAAGACCTTGGCCCCAGCGGGCACTTCGGTCTTGAATTCGATAACGACACGATGCGTACGCGCAAAAGTGTCGAAATCTAAGTCGGAAGGAGGTTCAAACTGCCAACCTCTCGGTTGGTCTTTCAAGAACCCCTTCCTAGACAGGGCGTTCGGACCATCAGGTTTATCCACCTTATAGTCCTCCACCATCCCAATCCAACCATTCGAACTCATTGAGTTCATTCGGACTATAACAGTTAATAGGGTCAAGTTCTGACCCATCAACTGAGGGAGAGTGGTCGTGAAGTCGATACTCAAGTACTTCACTGCCTCTGTCGTTGTCACCTCTCGGTGATTATGTGCTACAAAACCCTTAGGAATTCGGGGCGGCACGTTCGGACCTCTCACGGTCCAAGTGGTCTTCACGACCGGTTGTGGTCGGACCACTGGTCCTATACCACTCGAAACCCTATTCGGGTTCCTATTCGGGTTATTAGAAGCCATTGTTGAGCTCTGAGTGGGACCAGAGCATTATTCGGGTGGCACTTCTTGCAAGAACGGCATCCACCAGCGTGGGTATGATTGCAAATTCGGCAAACCATTGTTGAGTGAAAAAGAAATATACGGAAGAAAGAAAGAAAAACGCTCGCGCAAAAGCGCTCGCTCGTGACACAGTCACTTAAGCACTTCCAGAACTGCCAACCTTAACGGTCACAGTTTTCTCTTCCATATGATTTTCACCATTCGAACCTACCGGTTCAACTTCGTCCTTAACTTCCTCTACAACAGGGGCTTTCGGTTGAATAGTCAAAACCTTTCTGTTATCCCCTAATCGTTTTACTTCTATATTCTCGGGGGCTATATCGCACCCTTCTGTACGCCAATATCCTACTTCGGACCATAGACATCAAAACCTTCTTATCATTAAGATATTTCGAAGGTTTTGTCTCAGCAATCGGGAATAAAATAGGATTCCCTTTCTCCAAGTACGTCTGCTGCCTCGACATCCTCTCATCCCAGAAAACCATCATTTCTCCCACTCTGGCACCAGGTCGGACGTCCGGACATGAAATGGAATACAGCAGATTCAACTCTGCTGAGTCCACCAGGGATCTTCCCCATCTGTCCATAATAACAAAGGCGCGATTGGCTTCGACGTCAGTCACGACGTCTGAAATCTCTCCTGTATCGGAGTTTTGCAACTTAAGGGTTATTAAACCCGAAGTCGTTGCCTGAATAATCGGTACATAAACGAGGAATACGCGGCCTACACATCTGTAAATTTTATTCTTTACTTTATCGGCCTGTCGCGAGAGGAACCCTTTCTGCTCCTTACTCGCTAGTCTCAAAACATTGGATTTCGGGAGGTTCACCAAATGCAGGATATGACAACCTTTCGTTGGTAACGCCTTCATCTCATCGGACAGCATAAGTTTATGCAAGTCCTCTGATATCTGGCTCATTTCGTCCATAGAACACTCCACTACTGAAAAATCACTAGTGGAGGGGTTTTTACTGACACCGGCCATACTGAAACACTATTCAACCAACAAGTGGAATTACGAATAGACAACCAACAATCTCTAAACCCACAAAGGGGATGTTACTAGAGAAATAGGACTTTTAATTCGTTTCA